TGTGGTTAGTAATGTGTTTATGTCTGCATCTGTATACAGAATATCTGAAACCAAGTACTTAAATGAGTTATCATCAAAAACAAATGTATCTCCAGTTAGTTTATTAGACTCAAATGTTACTGTACTTCCTATTGCTGGAATAACACCTACAGAAGCCATGTTGGTATCTGCATCAAATAATGATACTCCATCAGCCTCTAATAATACGTAGTCTGTATTGTAAGCACTGGTAAATGCACCAAGCGCCCATCTATAGCTATTATGTATGGTCTGATCTACAGCTGTTGAAGCGTTAGCAACAACTCTGATAACAGTTATCTCTTGAGATTCAGGACAGTTTGGTGTTAAGGTATACGAGCATAACTCCTCTGTTTCTATAACCACTCTTACCGTAGTTGGAAGCACGGTATCCTTTATAAATGATGCAGTTCCAACACCATCGATTACTTCGTTTATAACATATACTGAGTCGTATATTACGTTTAGAGTTGTAGATCCTTCAGAGACATTATAGTCAAAATTCACCTCTCCAATAATGTTTCCTAGATCTAATATGAACTCATAACTTCCTGTAAATAACTGTTGAGATATAGTAACACCGCAGGTGTAATTATCAACCTCATACGGAAGTTTATTATCGTTTAGTGAAAGAACGTACTCGTTCATATAAGGATCAAATCCTCCTAGTTTTTGAGTACCTAATGAATTCTTAAACTCTTGTCTAAACCAATTCTTTAGTCCAAAATTAGATATAACATCTAACTGTTCAGACTGAGTTGATCCTCCCTTTAGATTTAACACAGCAGTACGCTTAACGTCTGTAAAGAATATCTCTCCACCTCTAACCGCAAAGCTCTCTGGGTTATTACTAATACCATAATCCTCTATTCTAGCTATCTGAGTACCAAGAACTTCTGGTATAGATGTAATAGCTCCACCAGCGGCAGCGTCAGAAAGCAAGTTCTTTCCAGCTAACACGTAAGATATCTTGTCTTCTTGAAGAGTTAATATATCTGTTTTTCTAGCGTATAACTTATTAATTGGACCAAATGATTTCTCACAATCCTTAAAGTTAGCAAGAGCAAGATTGAACTCATTTAGTTTATTTATATTTGTTTCTGCATTATAGATACCGCTATAGGTAAGTCCTGCATATCTATTGGCCTCCTTAAAGTCCTCCTGAGATACAGCAGTAACTCTACTACCTAAGTACAATGGAGACCCAATAATAGAGTCGTTTATCTTGTAGCTCTCAACTCCATTACCGAATGTATAACAGTTGAAGAAGTTCAATGTAACTATTGCTGGAAGTGATGATGTTTGTGATTGATCATCATCCTGAGTGCCACTCATATGAAGTCTATTTACTATAGGAAAACTATCGCTTCCCTCATAAAATATTTCTCCATCTGCATCTTCAGCCTCAGTTTCAAATACCATTAAAGATGTAGCTCTTTGAACAACTATATGAACGTTTGTTCTTGAATATACCCTTGATAAGTATACAAAAAGACCTGCTGGAGTAGGATTCCATACAGGAAGACAACTAGGGGTACCTGTTGTAACAACTAGATATAGAGCACCGCTAACTGCGTCATACTGAAATTCATACTGATTTACAGTTTGTATAAAAGGAAGGTGACATTCAGCTGTTGTACAACCACTATCCCATACCTCTAAAACTGGATTTTGATAATTTGAATTAGGAGTTTCTCCTCCAAAATAAGATCCACTGCCAAAGTTTATATTATCTCCTTGAACAAATTCATATAAGTTCCCATAATCTTGAGATGCTATAAATGTTTTAGAAAAAACATAGTTGCTAGATCCGCAAGATTGAGCATCTGTATTAGCAGCCCTTTTTAGGTCAATGTTGAATGAAATTGAACTTCCAGCTGGAATGTCATACGGAACATATGGAGTTTCAAAAGGCGTTATTATAGAACTAACGTAATTTGGATTGTCAATATAACAAGGATATATAGTTGTAATTCCTGTTTCTTGATTTAAATAATCTATAAAAGAATTTGGTCTGTATTCAGCTATGAAATTAGACGCCTTCAATCCCATGTATAGTCCAGCTGGCTCTTTTATTAATCCTCCTTCTGGGTTTGTATTTCCAGTAATAAAATCAAAAGGTTGGGCCTTGAGCTCTAAAACCTTTGCTTTAACTAGTTGATCTAAAGAACCATTAGTGTCTACCTTTACTATAAGACTTGAGTTCTCCTGTACCTTACTTCTATTATCTCCATCTAACTTAAACCATGTTAAACCAGTATCGTCTTTATAGTACTGATTAGAGTATATAACTTGATAGCTTGACTTGGATGGTTTTAAAACAAATTTATATCTTGTAGCCCAACTTGGAGCTATATTATTAATTGTAGCAACTATATAGTTCTTGGTAATTGATGCAGATGCTGGTATAGATACAGTGTTTCCAGTATTAACTAAGGCGGTAGAACTTCTTAAGTTGTCGTCCATATAAACAATAGCTACCTCATAACCTCTATTGCTATGTAAGCTTTGTCTAGCACCTATCTTATAAAATGTAGATAAAAATACAGTATTACTAAAATATTCATAAGCATAAAAATAAGTCCCAGGATTTGCTGGATCTTCAATTCTAAATTTAACTGCTGGAACTTGAATTTGCATTATATTACTTCCAACAGAAGATATAATCTCAAAACCTCCACCTACACTAGTTATACCACTATCAAAGTCTTCCCAAGGAGTAGTAAATGGAGGATAGATTCCCTTAGCTATCATAGAACAGTTAAATAAATCTGTTAATGAGGTTCCAGAACTACACATTGAGTATAGTTGATGGTTAGATATTGAGTCTACAAACTCATCACTATTAGCAAGGTCGAACACACTTGAGTAGTCTCTCCTTAATGTAAATATATAGTTATGTGAAAACTCATTTAATGGAGCTGGAGAAGCTGGTGGATTATTATATGTAGGATATCCAGAGAACGATGAATGAACAAAGTTAAATGACATTGTAAGCACGCATCCTTGCTTTAAGTCAACACCAGTAAGATCAATCTGTACAGCAGAGTTATTTGAAGTTACTGTATCACTTGGATCTATAGTATAATTGATACCATCTGTAAATTCATATGGTATGTTTTTAAAGTTTATCGGTTTGCTTTTAACATCTAGAGAGTAATCTAATCCATTTGGTATATCAATATCGTATCCGTCAACATAGTTACCATAAACTAATCTATTGCCCATAACGGTCTGTGACTTAGCTGTTCTAGGTACGTTATCGTATAACCTTAGAAGTTCACTTTCTGTAAGCACAGTATATATCTTTCTATTGTCAAATAATACGCTTCTAGTTACATTATCAGACCATCCCTGTTCCGCCTTATTAAATTTTTCAATTACATTTACAATGTTTGAATCAGATAACTTAAAACATAAGTCAATTCCTATAACATTATAATCTCCTGTATTAAAAGATATATTTGCAGAGTTAAATATATTCTGCATTGATTTATTTCCATATGTAGAGTAATCTAATTGAAATGGACCAGGCTCAAACGCTACTGTAGTAAACTGAGAAAGGGCACTATACTCGTTATCCTTGTACTTGTATCTATATGCAAAAGAAATAAATCTTTCGGTCATATAGTTCTCATCTCCAGTTTGTCTTAATAATGTTATTGATGGTGACTCCATAGGAGGAGCTACGATAACAGATATGTCTTCCTCCTTTATAGCGTCAATACCAGCAACTGGATTAGGATAGTTTCTATTTATGTTTATTTTTCTTGGAGGATTTAAATTATCAGTCCAAAATAATAAGTCATCAACCTTATTTATGCCATTTATAAGGTATTTCTTATCAAAATTTAATACAGAAGTAGAAATGACATGGTACTTAACAATTGAGTTGTTTGTATCATAAGATAATATCATATCTACATTATCAGCACATACAAACCAATATACAGTCTCGTTAGATCCATCCTCAAACGCACCAATACAAACTGGATTAATCAAAGCACTTCCATTGAAGTTTATATCTGTAAGTTTTGTGTTACCCTTTGTATTTTCAATAGCTCCAGTACTGTCAAGTTCTGTAGATCCAATCCTTATGTTCAATGCATCAATATATTGACCAGTGGGTATTAGCCTCTCGTCAAAATCTTTATTCATTTTACCAGCTATAAAGTTTACTTCTGCCATACTATTTTATCCACTTATCTTTGCCTCTCAGATTCATTAACAATCTTCCTGGATGCATATTACTCAATCTTATCTTTGCGTTTCTTAAAAGGGCTGTTTTGTCCTTCTTAGCTCGTTGTACGATGTACTCCTGTACACCATGTTTATTGTTTAATATTGCATACTTGATATATGAATACATAAACTCCTCTGCAAGTTTGTTTACATTAACCTCAGAATCATCTCCGCCCTCCATTCCATCAGAGATATACTCTAATATACATAGTTGACCAGCCATTCCAGAACTAAAGTTAATTACACCAGATTGCTTATCTATTCTGTATGTAGGGTTTGAGTTTGCTGTCTCAGTATTTAATCCAAATCTAGATCCAACATTGTAGTCAAAGTACCATCTTCCATCTATATTGTATCCCTCTCTTCCAGAGAACTTTCCTTCTCCTAAGTATATTGTTTTTAACCTATCGTTTATTCTATCGTAGTCAAGTATAGAGGTTCCTTCTAATACATTACCATCCTCATCAAATAAGACGCGACAGTTATTATCCTGTAAATAGCTATTACTATAGTTTGCTTGTATGTTTTCAGAAAGTGGTCTAAGTATACCGTCTTTATATAGTGAAATTCTAACATAGTTTACATAATTGTTTGGAAGAACAAACTTTAAATCATCACATATACTTATCTCAAGAATCTTTATTTCTTTTAATGCGTCATAGTTTATTTCTTGAATTCCTCTCTTTGCATGAAATAAAACATTATATTTTGTAACGTTGTTGATTAACTTATCGTTTCCAACATACATTAACATAAAATTATTAACTAAGTCTGATAGAGATATATACTGGTATGATCCCCAATTCTCATCTTCAGGTAGATTGCCTGCGTTCTCGTAGTACTGATAACCGTTTAAGTATGCCATATTATCCTTCTATTTGTTTATCACTAGTTTCTTCAGCATTTCCAAATGCATACACGTCTGCCTCTCTAATTGATATACCTGCATACTGTAGTATCTTAGCCACTAGTAATGGCTCATCAGATTCTGGCAGCTCAAAGTCTTGATAAAGAGGATTGGTTTGATCAAATAATGGAGCGCCATCTGTAATCAATTGATAATAGGTCCACTTAGGATCCTTAGGAAGTCTTATATACTGAGCAGCGACGTTAGACGTTATAGTGCTTGGATATACAGTTATGTTATTTCCTTCCATAGAGTATACTGGGAACATTACAGATGGAGAAGTAAGATTTGAAGATAATAGATACATTAACTTATCCTGACTTACTCTATCAACCTCCTTAGTACCATTATATCTAATATTATTAATATAATAATAGTCATAAGGCAACTCAAAATCTGTGCTTAATAAAGGATGAACCAAATTTACGGTAGAAGAGAAACTATCTATAACGAGTTCTATATTTCTAACCACATCAGAGTATCCGCTTCCAGATAATCTTGCATTTTGTTTTACTATCCAGCTATTGTACTGATAGAAGTAATTCTCAAATATATCTAACTGTGCCTGTTTAGCATATAAGTTAAAATCATCAGGCGTAATGTACCCAAAATTATTCTTATTAGCTACTGATAACACAGTGTTTCTAACCGAATTTATCATGCTTAAACTTTTTACAAAGATACTAAAAAAAAACACCCTATTTTTTAGGGTGCTTCTTGGTTTACTTTACGTGATTCTCTAGTAATCGTAAGACTTCAATTCCTTCATCTGACTGAAGGTAAGAAGCTAATATATAGACTGTCTCCTCTCCAAAAGGAACAGTAAGTAATTTCTTTTTATTAGAAGGTAAGTTAAAATAAATATCTCTTCCCTTATTCTTTAATCTCAATAAGTCATACTCAAAAAACTTAGCACAAGTATTCTGAAGTTGAAGCATTGGATCATTTAACATCTCTAAGAACTGAATAGGATTGTTTCTTGAATAAACAAAAACATCACGCTTCAATTCAGCAGTAGACATTTTTTCTACTTTAGCTCCAAGTAATACACGAGCGACAGCTTCAAGCATATCAACGCTTAGATCTCTTGCAGCAATCTGAGCATCTAGTTCAGCAGATAATCTATCTACAGCAGATGATGCATCTTTTTCTGTATTAACCTCTTCAAATATAGATCCATTTTGTGGATGTATAGCCAAGAAGTGTTGTAATACTGGGTTTGTCTTAGGAACACTTAGTGCACCATCAACAAAAATAATAGGTTCTAGGATCGCATTTCCATCCTGTTCGTCCTCAAAAGGACTTCTTTGATTTCTAGCATATCTTAATGCTCTTTGAGAAGTGCCATCAAAATGTAGTAAAGTTGATCTGTGAGTATTTCTCGATGCCAACATGTAGGTAAGTGGCGTGTGTTTTTTCTTTAGTACGTATACTTTGTCTGTTAAGACTGTTTGATTTTTCATTTGATAAGATTTAAATTTTTTAAAAAAATAACAGGGGATGTTACTCCCCTGTTAGATATTATTTATTATTATGAATTAACACCTTCAAAGATGAAGAAGTTATTTGCACCTAAAGTACATAAAGCTCTTTCAGATAAGAAGTGAACTTCCATAGCATCTAAGCTAGAAGTTGAAGCTCCACCAGCAGAACCAGTAATCCAAGTTTTGTAACGTCTGTCTTCAGTTTCAGAAGCTCTATAACGTACGTGTAAGAATGGACGTTTAGCGTTTTTACCAAGAACTTGGTCATAAACTGTAGTAGATCCAGCAGGAACTAATACACCATTAACAGATCCACCTACAATACCACCTCTTAATGCAGCATCGTTTAAGTATTTCCAGTCAGTTTTGTAGAAATCATAACCTCTACGGAAACCTGTGAAACCTAAGTTTAATAACATATCTCTATCGTTGTCAAATAAACCGTAAGAA